CTAGATAATTTTCACCATCATTGTGTATATGAATTGGTTCTTTGTAATACCCATACCTACCTTGAGTATTTGGTTCATATCCAATAATTGGTTTTAGAATTTCATTGAAAAGTTTCCCCGCCTTAACCTTTTCATCTTCAGTGAAAATTTCGAAATTAGTATGACCTTGCATAGAATCACTTATCTCATCTATTGGCAACCCACTATCGGATATTTTTCTATATCCCAAATAATTTTCGTTACTTTCATACGCGAATTTTCGAACTCGTTCTAAAACTTGTAACTCTTCTTCTAAATTTATTAGATTATCAATTACCGATAAAGGCACATCTGCATAATGAAACATGTTATCACTCATCTCCACCTGTTACTGGATTAAAATTCTTCGCATCTTCAAAGAATGAGGTTGTCTCACTTAAACCAAAATCATCATCAGCGTCAGCACTAGTTGGGTTTGGTGTAACTGCGTATCTCTGTTCTCTCTTAGGTGACTGATCAGGTAGGTCTGTATACTGGTCAACCTGTACAGTCTTAATAACCTTACTAGAGGTAACAGGACCGTAGAGATGGAACTTAGCAGTAAAAGAGAGAGTGTAGATAATGGCTCTACGGTTTGCAAAGTCACCCTGATAATCGTCTTCGTAACCAATACTGTTTAGAACAACAGGGACATCTCTCTTGATACCCATGTCTGTGTTATCATTTAGTGTGATTGTGTAATCAGGTTGAAAGTATGGTAGAATTTGTTCCACAATCTGCAACGCATCATCTGACTGTTTTGACAGGATATAGAGTTCAAAGTCAATGTTGTATGGAACAGGCATATATTGCGTGTCCAACTGATCAGACTTTGCACCCTTCACTTTCTTGAACTTCTGCACACGTTGTAGTTTGCGTGATGGGTCATATGTCATACCCGTAATCTCAAACCCAATACGAGGTAAAGTTACTGCGGTCTGATTAGACAAAGAAGGGTCGTCATTCAAACGAACAAGGAATTTCTGCCGTGGACCATATGCAAGAGGAACCTTCATAGACTGTTGAATAGTTCCACTGTTGTCTTTACGAACAAGATGAATGTCATTGAAAAGTGAGCCGAAAGAAACGACTACCTTACGAATGGTTTCATGGTAGAATTGTTGTCCCAACATTACGATACTTCTCCTGCATCACCGAATGGATTTGATTCGCTGAAGTCTAGGATAGTGTCATCCAATTCATCGAACAGTTCATTCTGATTGACCTTATCTGTCACTTGGTCACCTACTATATAGTCCTCATTGATGAAGTATGATGCATCACCAGTATCAGCAGCGTTCTCAAGTAACAATGCACCACTGTCATCTTCAAGTGTGAACTGATAGGTGAGTGCATCCATTGAATCTGCATCTTCGATTGCATCAATTGCAGCAATGCCTGTGTCAAGAACTTCTGAACCATAATCAAATGTGCGACACCGCATTTTGTATACGGGGTTGTTGTCGAGTTGATGGAATGGTTCATCGTGGTCAACGAAGTTAATCTCAAACAGCTTACCAAGAATAGGATGGTAGATTGCATCACCTTCCTGCGGTCTATCTGCATCTGTAGAGTCTGCCTCTGAGATTAGATACCCACTCTCGTATGAAGATGAAATGTCAACCTCGTCACTGTCTAGTGTTCCATCTTCAAGTAGAATAGAACCAGTAAGAGTATCTGTGCCACTCTCAATTGTAAACTGCTTGGTTATATCTCTAAATCTATTTTTACTGACAATGAAAGTGACTTCACTAAGGTTCTGTAAACCAAACTGTGTCATCAATTCTCGTTCACCAGCATACCCACCACCAGAGTTCTCAACATACATCTCAATCTTTGCCTGAGTGTTGAACTTGGATAGAGAGTCTTCGCCAAGGAATGTATCCTCTGCTACAAGTGTGCGGTCAAGATAATAAACATCGTGACCGTAAATCTGAATTGCCTCTGCAATCAAATCTGCATACAGATTTTTCTCTGTAGTAAGTGCATGTTGATTGTTTGTGTGAAATGCTTTATTGACTGCCATGTTTATCCAATCATGTAGTTAACTGGTAGTTCGAACGTAAGTTGAATCTGTTCTTCCAACTTATTCACTTCCTCTTGTGCCTGCGAATATATTTCTGCACCGTTCATAGTAACACCACCCAACATCTCAACACCATTAAACTTAGATAGGTTTGCACCCCACTGTCTTTTAATCAGTGCAGTTGCATATCTCTTAAGATACATATCATTGAACATATCTGTGAAACTTGTTGGGTCTAACTTTCTATAACACTCAATAATAATGTAATCCTCTCCAGCAGTAAAGTCATTTTCCCAATCTGCATCAATATAGAGTCTTTCTGAGGTCAAACAAATCATTAAGACGTAACTGATAACGAACATCAAACATATTTGAACCACCGCCTGTATCTGTAAAGGGGAACACCTGTACAACAGATATTACAGAACTTGGAACAGGTATCCAGTTCTTTCCTTCCAACCAATCAGCAGTTATCGTTCCATCTACAACATCTGTGACTGAAGTTGTTGTATTGTCTCTTGCACGGGTAACATCTGCTTCAGTAATCAGATGCTTGAGATACATTCTCTCAACCCCATCGTAGTGATACTCTGCGAAGAATTGTAATGCCTCGTCAATACGGTCATCAACTTGGTCATCTGACACGTTAATGTCGATAACCCCATATCCAAGGTTCCGTAGACAATAATTCTTGAAGTCTGTTCTGGTAGAAGGTATTGCCATTAGAAGATTCCTTTTTTATATATTTATAACATTATGTATTGTGAGGTTTCGTTGGTAATGGATGATTGCCATAAACATTATGTCTAGTTTCTTTAACACTGTCTTTTGTGTAATATTTTCCGTATTTTCCCTCTTTCATAATTAAATCATCAAGTTCCTCTGCACTAAACCCTTCGTGTTTCTTTTTATTATACCATTCCCAACACTTACACTTAGAACATTCTCCACAAGGACAAATGGAAATCAACTTTTGTAGTTCTTGTGGTATTGATTCCCATGTTTGCCACCGACCCATAGGTTTCGTTTCACGACTCATTAGGGGCCAATCAATAAGAATATCTGTGTAATCTCTAAAAATAGAATGATCTAATCTAGTATATGGATTACCCCTTTCATAAAACTTTCCAATAGGTTCTGTAGTTTGAAAATACCAATTAGAGGGACTCCAATTATATGTATTATAACCCATGCATATCAAATCTACGTCATGCATTTCTGATAACAGTGCAATATTATATAATTTTGACCTTATGGTTTCTAACATGGTATCACTAGCACGATCTTCAAACTCTGCAAAACCAAAATCAAAATCACGGACGTTTTCTTTCAACCAAGTACAGACAATAGGATACTGTTCTAAATCTTGATCAGATGCGTCAAGGTGAAGTATCCTTGATATTACATCATCCGTAGTTTCAGTAAGAAGTTTATATAAAAGATATGTACTGTCTGAAGAAGAACTATTTGCCGCAAAAATTTTCATAGTCTTTCCACTCATGTGGCTTGTTTAGTCGATTGGTGAAATGGACATATTTAATATCTGGATGAAACTCTCCACCCATGTATATGTAGTCATTACCCGTGAGTTGTTCATACTTCTGTGTCATGTTATAGTTCCATCGGTTAACACTGCCTGAAACTACATCGTCACTAACAACCCATCGTGTGAACCACTCGTTTGGTAATACAACAAGGTCCAACTGTTCTTTAACACTATCCTCTACGAAATACTGTTCTCCGTTCACTGGTCCTGTTGTCGTTCCATTCTCAATGTAGAACTTCTGCCAGTGATGAATGTCACTCATAAACTTGTCGTAGATATATCGACAGTCCTTTGGGTAGTATTTGAAGAACCCTCCATTGATGCGATACTCGTTGACATCGTTTCTCCACCATCCCGGCATAGCAACAAACTGTCCCCGTTCAATCGGATAGTCAAATATTTTCTCATAGTCGTTAATGAGAAGAACATCAATGTCCATCACACAGATAGGTTCGTCTGTATCCATCTGCATACCCCACATCTTATTCCACTGTAACGTTACCTTATCATGGTATGGCTCTCGTATCCAGATGATGTTATGGTTAGATAACTTTCTCTCTATATACTCTTCGTACTCTGGTCCATATTTGTCACCGATACGAACTGCTACGATATCCATTTATCATATCTCTGTTTTGTTGGAGTAAATCCTCGTAAATAAGTTCCATCTGCGTGTTTTAAAACATCCAGTAAATTATTATACGAATTGACCAATTCATCTAGAGTATAATATGCGTGTGACATGTGATAACAAAAGATATTAGTTGCGTCGAAAAACACAGTTTTTCCTTGAATTTTTTTCAAGAGTTTATCATAATCTGGTGATATAACATCCATCAACCAATATTCAATATCATAATCATCGTGCATTTTTTGTTCTAATTTTCTCAAATCTTCAAATGCAGGCATATCTTTCTTTGCATTTCTAGATGAAATAGAATCAGGCATTACCATATTGTGAGTGAGTCTTTTACTGTAGTAATTAATTTCCTCTAAAGACATGTTCATCTCTACAATCATTTGTTTTATATCCAAATTTTCTTGACAATAATCAAACAACACAACCTCGCCGTCAAACTCTAATCTGTCTACAATCAGTGCAGCACGTTGACCTGCCGTAGTAGAAAATATGATATCAAATTTTTCCGTAGGTAGTTCTCCAACTCTTTCTGTATTCTCTATATAAAACTGTTTCGTTATCCTTGTCATATATCTACTAAAATAGTAGTCTTTTAAATCTACATTATCAAGGTCTTTCCAAGATTCAGTTTGATGATCCCTATAGTATGAAAAAGACTTTCTTGATCTTTCATCATTAGTAAAATTCGTGATAGTAGGCATACCTTCAACATCAATCCACGGTGGGGTATAGTCATCATGGAAATTATCAGGGGATCGTTTAATAACATCATATCTATCAGACATGTCAGGAGCACCAATTTCTTTCCACATCTTCAAATTCAAATTCATATGTTGATGGTGAAAATAT